GTGCCATACCACTGACGAAGTTATAGTGGATGCAAGCCTTAATACTTGCAATGGCATGATAACAGACCAGGTCTCGGCTCGTGCTGAGCGTAAGACCCGGTTACCAGCGTCCCCTTGGGGTTTTGGTCTGTCTGAGAGCGACTTCACTCTCAGGCAATTGTCGATACTTGCTGCGCTCGGCCTCGCTAGGTCGGGATAGCGGTAAGTAAATTACCTGTAATTACCATTAACACAAATATGCTGCTTGGTGAGCAACATATTCTGGTAATTACTTTCACCCTTTACTCTATGGAGGCAGCTATGGCTTTAGCAGATCCACAAACCCTCACCGTCAACACAGTCGCAAAGACACTCAACCGAGTAAAATCGGATGGGTATCGCTCTGAGTATGCAACGGACGACGAAGAGTACAAGATGATTGTTAGTCATCAAGAACTCAAAAATCGTACACGCCGCATGGTTCGCGTCAACCAACGTGTGGTTGCCGCAGACCCCCTTACCTCGGTAAACGAGTATAAGGATCTCGGAGTTTATTTGGTGGTCGATGAGCCCGAATACGGGTTCTCCGATACCAATATCGACTATGTTGTCCAGGCACTATGTGACTGGCTTACGTCGGCTCAGGTAGCAAAAGTACTGTCTCAACAGCACTGATGCTAGCTTGCCAAGTCGGAGAGGATTTGCCCTAACAATTAAGTTAGGGTGCTATAAGCCGTAGCTAGATGTCTAGCTCCGTATATAGGAGTAGTCATGAAAAGCTACGCAAGTGATCTCCTGGAGATGGTCGAGCACGTGTTACACGATGCTTCGACCAAGTGCTCCGCCGTACCACTCGTTAGACGTGACTTACAAACCATCAAGTCACGTGTCAAACACGAGGGTTTGTCGTTTCTAACGATAACCCTTCCTTCCTATGGCTCAGACTTCGAAAGTTGTCTACGAGCCGGGGAGGTGGTTCCTGGACTTTTCCGATCTTTCAAGAAAAGTCTGAAGGCCCCTGCATTTCTGCAAGGTTTCTTCGAACTTGTGTTTGACAGGGTTACAGGAAGGATTCTAAATGAACCTGATGTTGTTGCTATCGAAGGTATCCGCCAAGTTGCGTATACTTTCAAAAAGCTCCAAGTACCTTGCAGCCCTAATAGGGTCGCTAGGACGCTTGATCAGTTCAAGCAGACTGAGCAGTTCCTCAGAGAGACTGAGATTGCTCCAGGCGATATTAGTATTTTCACTAATATTAGCCGTGTTCTATGGTCTACTGTATTTGGAAATCAAGGTGATAACCTCGATCCCTATACAGCAATCCCTAGCCACGGTCCTGGCGCTACAGCCGATAGACTTACCGGCAACGGTAAATATCAGCTGACTCAGTGGCATGAGCGTCTCGAGCCTTACTTCCCGATCATTGATAATCTGATACCTAATGGTACATTTTACCAGTGCTCGGAGCTCGATAAGGTTTCGCTTGTACCTTTGGACCAGGAGATACCCATGCGGGTCACTACTGTTCCAAAAACTCTGAAGGCCCCACGTATTATAGCTATGGAACCTACTTGCGTACAGTATGCGCAACAGGCCCTCAAAGATAAGCTTTACAGCTTACTTGAGACTCACTATTTAACGGCTGGTCATGTAAATTTTACTGATCAGTCAATTAATAGGAGACTAGCTATCAAAGCCTCGGCAGATGGTAAACTAGCAACGCTAGATTTATCATCAGCTAGTGACCTCGTGCCTTACGAGATCGCTCTCAGCATGTTTGATTGTCATCCCGATTTACGGGACTCAATTGACGCATGCCGATCTAGGCTAGCGCAAATGCCTGATGGTGATATTTTACACCTTCAGAAGTTTGCGCCGATGGGTTCTGCTCTGTGTTTTCCAGTTGAAGCCATGTACTTCTATACTATATGTATAGCGGCTCGACTGAGAATTCACAACCTTCCTGTTACTGCCTACAACATCTACCAGATGAGTAGGCAGATTTACGTCTATGGGGACGACATAATTGTCCCCACAGACGAGGCGGATATAGTTATCGAAACTTTACATAAGTACTGCTGTAAAGTCAATACCACGAAGTCCTTCTGGAGTGGTAAATTCCGGGAGAGCTGTGGTATGGACGCATATGACGGGTATGAGGTTACACCTACATACTTACGTAATGTGCATCCCGATAACTGGCAGAACGCGTCAGAAGTCGTTTCTACAGTAGCTGCTTGTAACCAATTTTATAAAAGAGGTTATTGGCAAACTGCAGACTACCTCCGCAAGGTAGTTGAGCGAGTTATAGGCAAACTTCCTATAACTCTAGAGACTTCTCCTGGGTTGGGCCTTCACTCCTACCAGAGACGTTATTCCATCGGAAGATGGGGTAAACGTTACCATCGCGCTGAAGTAAACGCGGTAGTTCCGACTCCTGTTTATCAGAAGTCGAATCTGGATGGGGTTTTAGCCCTTACTAAATGCTTGGCTCGTCCGGAGGCCTCCGAGTCTCCGCTACGGGATCCAAAACATTTAGTACGTTCTGCACGGCACGGCGCCGTTACACTAAAACGCCGATGGGTTACCCCCTATTAATAGGGGAGTAATTGGGTTTTTACACCCAAG